CGGTTTACGATTGGAACGGCACAGCTTGGGTGTCCGCATAGGAGGACACTTAAATGCCTAGAGGCGGCGGCACAGCAAACGGTGGTGTATTAGGAGTTTCTAATAAAACTTCTTTTGGAAAAAATACTGTTACAGTTAAAACATCATCAGGATGTGTTTCATTACAACCAGGAACTAGAATTGTTAAATCTTTAATTGTCGCTGGTGGCGGTGGTGGAGGAACTTCTTATGGTTCTGGTGGCGGTGCTGGTGGAGCAAGAAATATAGAAATAAATGCATCATCGAGTATACCTGTTACAATAGGAGGTGGTGGAGCAGGAGGTCAAGCAACAAATCAAGCAGGAGCTAATGGAGTAAATTCATCTTTAGTTGCATGTGGTACTACATATTTAGCAACAGGTGGTGGTGTAGGATCAGGTCCTGCAAATGCTGTTGGTGATGGTGGTTCTGGTGGCGGAGCAGGAGGTCCTGCATCAGGTTGCATGGCAGCCGGAACAGGTAATGCAGGAGGTTTTTCTCCTCCAGAAGGAAATCCAGGAGGACCTGCATCTGGAAATGGTGGTAATTACGGTGCTGCTGGAGGTGGTGGACATGGTGCAGTTGGAGGTTGTGGATCAAATCCAACAGGTGGTAATGGTGGTGCAGGAACAGATTTTTCTCCAGACTATTCTGGTTTACCTAACTCAGGAGTTTTAGCTGGTGGTGGCGGCGGTGGAACTTATCAAGGTGGTACAGCAGGAAGTGGAGGACCAGGTGGTGGAGGTAACGCAGGTGCTGCTGGTGGTAATAATGCTGGGAGTGCAGGTGGAACAAATACTGGTGGTGGTGGCGGTGGAGCTTCTTACCAATCTTCTCAAGCAACTGGTGGAACAGGAGGACCAGGTGTTGTAGCAATTAAAGAATTAGATAAAGCAAGTGGTGTGTGGTCAATGCAAAGTCAATTTAGTGCACAGAAACAAGGACTATGGCCAAGATTTATTCCAACACAAACATTTTCTACAAAAGGTATATTTATGGTAGCTGGTGGAGGTGGTACAGGTGTAGCACCATCCGGTGGTGGTGGAGGTGGTGGAGGATTAATTCTAACACCTAATTCTTATCCTCTAACTGTTTGTGGAGCAGCAGGAACAGCCATACCAATAACTATTGGAGCAGGTGGTACAGGAGTTGGTTGGAATACACTAGGAGCAAATGGTAATGATACGATAATAGGATGTGGTTCTAATCTTTTAACTGCTAAAGGTGGTGGAGGAGGCGCTGCTTCTTCTGCTAACGGTAATCCAGGAGGATCTGGAGGTGGTGGTTATGGTGAAGGAGGCACAACTGCTGGTAGTTCAATTCAAAGTAGTCAAAGTGGAGATTCAGGAACATATGGATTTGGTAATGCTGGTGGAGCAGGTTCAACTCCTGCGAGAGCTGGTGGTGGAGGTGGTGGTGCTGGTGGTGCCGGTAGTGCTGGCTCAGGTTCAATAGGACCAGGTCCAGCAGGAGGTGCTGGTGGTGCTGGTAAAGATGTTACGCCGGTCATGGGATCGTTAGGTACACCTTTCTTTGGACCAACTAACGGAACATTTGCTGGTGGTGGAGGTGGTAATAAATGTACAGCGCCAGGAGGTGCTGGTGGATCAGGTGGTGGAGGTAACGCAGTTCCAACTGCTCCAGGTAGTGGTTATGCTGCAGGTTCAGATGGAACAGCAAATACAGGTGGTGGTGCGGGTGCTTCTTACGGTATAAGCGCTCCAGGTACTCCTCCTGATGGTGGACAATCTGGTGGATCTGGAAGAGTAATAATTAACTTACCAAGTGCATTAACAGTTGCAGTTGCTCCGGGAACTAACACAGTTAACCCTTCTCCGGGTTGTACGAAAACAGCGGTCTTTACAGTTTCAGGCACATTGACAGTTAGTTAATAAATGTTATATTAAGTTCATAAAGATATATGAATTTAACAAACTATTATTGGTATTTTAAATCAGCAATTCCTCTTAGGATTTGTGATGATATTTCAAAATATGGTAAATCTATTCAAGATCAAATGGCAGTTACTGGTGGTTATGGTGATAGTAAAAAATTAAATCAAAAACAAATAAAAGATTTAAAAAAGAAAAGAGATTCTAACATTGTCTGGATGAATGATAGGTGGATTTATAAAGAAATACAACCATATGTACATCAAGCAAATGCTAATGCAGGTTGGAATTATGAATGGGATTGGTCGGAAAGTTGTCAATTTACAAAATATACTAAGGGACAGTATTATGATTGGCATTGTGATAGTTGGGACAGACCTTATCAGAGACAACAAGGTGACCCATCACATGGTAAGATTAGAAAATTATCTGTCACTGTAACTTTATCTGACCCTAAAGAATATAAAGGTGGTGAATTAGAATTTGATTTTAGAAATATAGATCCTGACAAACCTAGAAAACCTGTAAAGTGTAAAGAGATTTTACCAAAAGGATCTTTAGTTGTATTCCCCTCTTTTGTATGGCATAGAGTATGTCCAGTTAAAAGCGGTGAAAGAAAAAGTTTGGTTATCTGGAATCTAGGGTGGCCATTTAGATAAAGAAGAATATGAAAAAGAAAAAAATAAAAAATAAAAAACAAACTGTAAATTATCCTCAAAAATTACACTTAGAAGAATTTTTTAAATGTCCTATATGGTTTGTGGATGAACCCGCATTTGTAGATAGTTTAAACAAAGCATCAGATCCATATATTGAGATATCTAAAAAAAATTTAAAAAAAACAATTAATGAACGTAATAAAAAATATGGAGATAAAGGAGATATGGGTAATGTATTTCATTCAACGTCTTTAATTGGTGACCCTAAATTTAAACAATTACAAGATTACGTGGGTGCAACATCACAGAACTTATTAAATGAAATGGGTTTTGATACATCAGGTTTTCAAATATTTACTACAGAATTATGGGTGCAAGAGTTTGCTAAAAAAGGTGCGGGACACCACACTTTACACACACATTGGAACGGACATATGTCTGGTTTTTATTTTTTAAAAGCAAGTGAAAAAACATCTATGCCTATGTTTGAAGATCCAAGACCGGGTAATGTCATGAATCTTTTACCTGAAAAAGATAAATCTAAAATAACTTATGCTTCTTCACAAATACATTATAAGGTTAAACCTGGAAGAATGATATTTTTTCCATCATACATGCCACATCAATATACAGTAGATTTAGGGTACGAACCATTTAGGTTTATACACTGGAACTGTCAAGCTATACCAAAAGGAGTATTAAATGTCGTTTAAAAATAATAAATATACAGTATTAAAAAATGCAATAAGCAAAGAGTTAGCTGATTTTTGTTATGCTTATTTTTTAAATAAAAGAAACATAGCTAGGGCATTATTTGATTCTAGGTATATTTCACCTTTTACAGATTACTGGGGTGTGTGGACAGATGAACAAGTGCCTAATACATATTCACATTATGCTGATACAGTTATGGAAACTTTATTACAAAGAGTAAAACCTGTTATGGAGAAACATACAAAATTAAAATTAAGTGAAACATATTCTTATGCAAGGATTTATAAAAAAGGAGATGTATTAGCTAGACACAAGGATAGATATTCATGTGAGATATCTACTACATTAAATTTAGGTGGAGATGATTGGCCTATATATTTAGATCCAACTGGTGGTAATAATAAAGCTGGAGTAAAAGTCGATCTTAAACCAGGTGATATGTTAATATATTCTGGTTGTGATCTAGAACATTGGAGAGAAGAGTTTAAAGGTAAAGATTGTGGACAGGTATTTTTACATTATAACAGAGCAGGATCTAAAATGGCAAAAGAAAATGCCCTAGATAAAAGACCTTTACTAGGTTTACCTGCATGGTTTAAAGGTGCTAAGTTGACTAAGTCTACAAAATAGTCTATAAAAAAGACTTGTATGGGGAGTTACCACCACAACCACACTCCCCGTACTTTAATCTGTTAATTAATTATAAAATAAGTATAATGGATTATTATGCTACAAAAGATAGGTTTTCAGCCAGGTATTAATAAACAACTTTCAGCCACAGGAGCAGAGGGCCAGTGGATAGATTGTGATAATGTTAGATTTAGATACGGAATACCTGAAAAAATAGGTGGTTGGAAACAACTAGGGGATGATGCTCTTACAGGAGCAGGTCGTGGTCTTCATCATTTTGTAAATAGTAAAGCTAGAAAATACGCAATTATTGGTACAAACAGAATTTTATATGCATATTCAGGTGGTGTATTTTATGACATACACCCTATNAAATCTACAAACACGTTAACAAACGCATTTACCACGACCAACGGATCACCCACTGTTACCATAACATTTAGTGGAGATCACGGTATTGGTGAACAAGATATAATTCTATTAGATAATTTTAGTACAATTACTAATTCAAATTTTGGTGCGTCTGATTTTAATANTAAAAAATTTATGGTTACAACTGTACCATCAAGCACAACCATTACAATCACAATGCCNTCAAATGAAACAGGGTCTGGTGCAACAACATCTGGTGGTGTTAGAGTACAACATTATTATCCCGTAGGACCTGCTGTACAAGCAAAAGGTTTTGGTTGGTCACTTGGATCATGGGGTGGCGAAGTAGCAGGTGAACCTGTTACAACTTTATCTGGTGCAATAAACTCTTCAACAACAACAGGTATTATATTAGCAGATGTATCACAGTTTCCAGATACAGGTACAAATTTTATAAAGGTAGGAACAGAAGAAATATCTTATACAGGCATAAGTGCATCTAATGAATTAACAGGTGTTACAAGAGAAGTTAGAGGAACGACTGCTGCATCTCATGGTGCTGGGGATACAGTGACTAGCACAACAAATTTTGTAGCGTGGGGTGAAGCCGCATCTGGTGACTTAGTTCTTGAACCTGGTATGTGGTCATTAGATAATTTTGGTGACAAAGCTATTTGTCTTATTCATGATAGTGCTGTGTTTGAATGGAACTCTGCTGCATCAAATGCAGAAAATATTAGAGCCACAATTATATCTGGTGCACCGACTGCATCACGTCATATGTTAGTATCTACACCTGACAGACACTTAGTTTTTTTTGGAACAGAAACAACAATAGGAGATACATCTACACAAGACGATATGTTTATTAGGTTCTCAGATCAGGAGGATATTAATACATACACACCTACAGCAACCAACACAGCTGGTACACAAAGACTNGCCGACGGATCACAGATCAGAGGAGCAATTAGAGGTCGTGATGCTATTTATGTTTGGACTGATACAGCATTATTTACACAACGTTTTGTTGGACAACCATTTACATTTGCCTTTGCACAAGTAGGAACTAACTGTGGACTTGCAGGACAGAATGCATGTGTTGAAGTTGATGGTGCTGCATATTGGATGTCAGAAAACGGTTTTTTTAGATATGCTGGTAAACTAGAATCACTACAATGTTTAGTAGAAGATTTTGTTTATGATAACATAAATTTGGAATCTGGTAATCAAATGGTATCAGCAGGGTTAAATAATTTATTTGGTGAGGTTATTTGGTTCTATCCAACAACAGGGTCATCAGTTGTTAATAGAATGGTGGCTTACAATTATTTTGATTCATCACCACAAAGACCAGTATGGACTGTGGGATCTTTAGCTAGAACTATGTGGGAAGACTCTGCAGTATTTGGTAGCCCACATGCACTAGAATACACTGCAGGTAATGACTCATCTTTTGATGTTGTAGGCAACACAGAAGGTAGAACAATATACTATGAACATGAAACAGGAACAGATCAAGTTCAAGGTGGTGCAACAACTGCTATTCTTGGAAGTATAGAATCAGGAGATTATGATATAAGTCAAAGAAGAGGTATTACAGGTCAATCTACAGGTATCGCTGATCTCAGAGGAGATGGTGAATTTATAATGAAGATAAGAAGATTTATACCAGATTTTATATCACAGACTGGTGATACACAGGTAACATTACAATTAAGAGATTTTCCAAATGATAGTCAAGCTAGTTCATCACTTGGACCATTTACAGTTACATCTTCTACTAAAAAAGTAGATACACGTGCAAGGGCTAGAGCTGTTGCATTAAAAATAGCAAACACAACAACTAATCAAAGTTGGAGACTTGGCACATTTAGATTAGATATACAACCAGATGGAAGAAGATAGTGGCAAAAATAGTACAAGTAATAACTAGACCATCAAGAGACTATGATGTAGAAACTGCAGAAGCTCAAGTTAGAGATCTTGATGCAATTGTAGAAAAATTAAACTCAACGTTTCAAGAAGAATTAAAAGATGAAATTGAAGCGTTTAACTTTTTTATAAACTAATGGCTAATCAATTTAAATTTGTAGGTATAGATAATAACACATCAGGGAGTGCACTAAATCCATTTGGAAGTGGTAACCCTTTAGTAAGTGAGACTTACGTTATTAAATCTTTATTAGTTACGTCTGAAGGCACACCCACAGTAACTGTTACAAATAATAGTATTACAGCCATTAAATCAGCAGCTTTAACTGCTAATACTACAACAGAATTACTCACACAACCTTTAGTGGTTGAAGGTGGTAATACCCTAACTGTTCAATCAAGCAACTCAAGTTCATTTGATGTGGCAGTTAGCTATCTAAACATTAAGAAGGAGATAACAACATAATGAAAGATCTACCAGTAATAGAACCAAAAGAAGTAATAACAACAATAACAAATATGAAAACAGGCGAAGTATATAAAGATGATATAGAATGGAAAGCAAAAGGTATATCAGAATCCGACATAAGAAAAGATGTAAGAGTAATCATGCCTAGCCTTGATTTATTTGGAGAAACAAAATAAGATAGACAAATGGCCATAACAAGATCACAACAAGCAAAACA